TTTGATGATGTTCGCGCCGCCACTCGACACCACAGTGTAGTCGGCGCCTGCGGGTGCCGTCTTCACGACGAACGAGAGTTGCAAGCCGAGCTCGGGGGCCGGCAGGGTGACCGCGAATTCGGTCGCCGAATCCAGATAGAAGGTGCGGCCGGTGTCGTACTTGGTGAGGGTTGTCGCCGCGGACAGCACTTCCTGGCTCAACTTCACGTCGACGGCTTGGGCCTTGTGGGCACCGATCGCCGCCGTAAGCTCCGTGCCCATGCTGGCCGTGGAACCACTGCGGTATTGTGAGGCGAAAGCGCCTAGGACCACGCCGTCAAGGGTTTGAGACGTGGGGAAGAGGGACGTGACGAGAATGGTCATGATGAAACTCCAGTGGAAGAACGTTTGTGAAATCTCCCTCCACCGGAGGGGCTAGAATCCTGGCCCAGGATCCCCGCTAGGTGTAACCATTATAAAACGAAGGAGTNNCAATGTACACNCCTTCGATCCNGGACGTTCANGAATCTTANTTGGCCGCCCCGCCNGCCATTTGNTTGAGACCNAGGGCNATCTTNTGCGTCGCGGTCATGTTGGCCATGTCAGTGGCACCCGGGTTCTGCCCGCCGCCACCCGCACCACCGCCGTTGAAACCCTGGAACAGGTGGGGTGCCGTCTTCTGCAATCCCTTGACCCATTCGGCCGGCGCCATCGGTGTCGTACCGTCGGATCCGTAAACGGTCTTGCCCTCGCGATCCTTGGCCACGGGTTTGCCATCGACCACGGAGTAGACGCCACGCGCGCGCAGGAGCACGTCGTCGACGGCCATCGGGTGCACGCCGCTCTGGATCGCCGCGTCCTTCACGACATTGTCCACGAGCAGCACGCCGAGTTGTGCGTTCGCCGAGGTCAACTTGGTGTTGGCCTCGTTCAGCTGTCCCTCGAGCTGTTCCTTCAGGGTCGTCACGCGCAGGTTAACCAGTTTCTCGACCTCGCCCTTTTCGATCAACTCATCCTCCTGGAGACGACGCTGGAGCTCCAACAATTCTTTGTGTTTGGCCGGATCGATGTTCTTGAACTTGTCGATCTGTTGTTGCAGTTGGATGTTGTTGTTGCGAAATTCCTCGAGCTTGTCCTTGCCCACCGCGCCCTCGACCTGCAGGACGAACTTGCCGTTGGACGGGATGTAGAGGGCGCGGTGTTCCTCCGCGACATCTTCGAGTTTTTCAACCAGATACTTGAGAGCCATGATGAATTTCCTTTAAGCAGCGTTAGAGTTGGCCGGCAGTTTTGGATCTGCGGCCGGGGGTGGCGGCCGGATGGCCGCCAATTCTTGTTCGTCAGTGCGCTTCGGATCGATCGCTTCCAGACGTCGCATGTTGTACAGCAAGGTCTCCTTGCTGATAGAACCTTGGAGATAAGCCTCGAACAGAACCTTCAGGTCCTGGAAGTTGATGGTTGCGCCAAGGACCTGACGAGACATCGTGATGTTGACCGCTCCGGCCCCGTGGAGTTTGGCCACCATGTTGTACATGATGTTGAGGCCGTTCTCCACCGCCGTGATCACGTGGATCAACGAAGCCGCCTCGCTCATGTAACGCAAGCGAACCGTCTCAGCTGCCTCCGAACCACGGGTGGACGTGTCGATCAACCTCGCTGAGGCCGAGGCCATAAGACCGACCTTCTCCTCAAGGGCCTTTTCGAGTGATAGCAGGCCTTGACCCTGAAATTCAAGATATTCCGCCTTCGCCTGAGGATCGGGCAAGATCCATGCGGTCGTGCCACCGATCTTCAACACAGTGCTGGCATCCACGCCTGACACGACGGGTGTGGGCAGGCCGACGATATGGCGACCCCACTCGAGATCGGCCGACGTCAGATAATGGCTGATGTTGATCGTGGCCAGATCGTACATGGGCGGTTTGTCCACGTTGTAGTGGACACCGGACGCGCCGAAAGGTATGAACGGGATGTAATCGATGGTCTTGCCCATGAACGTGGGCACGACCGGCGGCACGATTGGTTCCAGATCATCGTTCAGCAACTCCTGCGCGTACACGCCGTTCAGGATGAAACAGTGGCGGTACCTGATCTTCTCCTTAGACTCGTACTTGGTGTTCTCGATGCGCTCGTAGTAACACTCACGTAACAGGAGCTCCATGTTACCATTTTCGTCGGGTTCGAACCTGACCACGTTCTCCGCCAGATACGGGGAAATCATGAGTCGTTTGCTGCCGATCGACGGCGCGTCGAGCAGAACACCGTACCGCCCCATCAGCACGCACTCGAGCATGACATTGACGTAAAACTCCGTGAACTCGGACGCGCCGTTGCTCTCCTTGAAGTACTCGTCCAATTCGGGAGGGTACTTGGCCTCAGGTGGAAAATACGTCGCCATGCCCACTAGCGTGGAGGCCGTCTTTCCAGTGATCGGGAAGAACAGTGCCCTGAACAGGTAGGCCCTGTAATCCTCGTCGGTTTGGGCCTTCAGTCGTGGCAGATACGTCTCCCCAGCGTCCTTGATGGCGTCCTGACCGTCGAAGCAGTCACGTAACATGCTGTACCTGCCGATGTTGGCGAGATAAGCCTTTGAAGCAAATTTTCTGATGTCTGTGGCCATGATATTATGTCCCGTAAACTTCGCCCGTACAGGCCCTCATAACGCTCTTGAGAAGCCTGTAACGGATCACGTCGTAGATGTGGTCGTTGGCCGCAGAATTGACGTCCATCGGATTTTCCGGATCGATCGGCAGCTCGGGGATCTGACTGCACGTGTTCACGCAGCTCCTCATCACGAGGAGCCATGGTTGCTCTCGATCCCGTACCAGGGCCGCCTTGAGCATTTGCCTCGTGATGACGAACCCCCGTTCACGGCTGCCAGGTCTCTTATCGGCCTTGGTGAACCTGACGCCCGCCAGGACGTAATCGTCGTGGATGCTACGCATGCCACGATCCTTGTCGAATATGCTGGCGTCGGCCGGTCCGGCCTCGGTCCTACGCCTCAGACCGGTCGCGTCCTCGTGCGCTGCCATGCGCTTGCCCAACTCGTTCGGCAGTAATTTCAGGCCCTTGTCCTCCTTGTCCGCAAAATACTGCTCGGACACGATGACCAGGCTCTTCCTCGGTATGACGATCTTCTTGTGATCGATGATGACCGAGGTGCCGTCGCTCTCAGCGGTCCACAACGTGGCGGCAGGAGCAGAGTACCCGTAATCGTGCGAGCGGTCGATCTTCCATGTCCTCGGCACCTCGATCGACTCGATCACGTGAATGTTGGAGTCCCACAGATCGCCGAAGGCCGCGCCGTCCTCCAGATCCCAGTTACCCTCGAGGTACGCCTCGGCCAATCGCTCGTCGCCCACGCCCCTGATCCGATCCGCGTAGTTCGGATCGTTACGGGTCATGATGGTGTTCTCCTTGGACAGGGCAGGAATGAACTCCCTGGTCATGCCACCGTCGTTGATCGGGGCCTTGAAGACCTGCCCGCCGCCCACGTTGACGAACCCCTTCTTGAAGTAACGGTGGCTAATGCCACCGGGGTTCGTGCCGTAGATGATCTTTGGCAATAACCCCTTCCACTTTGCGGGTATGTCCATGGCCCCCAAACGAACCCGGGTGCGGAGGAACCTTATCATCTTCTCAGTGAACTGTGTGGCCTCGTCGATCAGCANCACGTGCATCTCGGCCCCCAAATACATCTGTATGTCNGTCTCGTGTTGGGCGTGACACAGATATATTTGGGCGCCGTTCCANAAGTTCAGCACGCCATCTGACTTGTTGAAGANCACGTCCCCNGTGTCGNTNAACGGTTTCAGCATCGTGAGGAAGCCGTCCGGCGAGAAGACGTGGTTTATGTACAGCTCCTTGTACATGCGCCTGAAGAGGAACACCTTGAGGTGTGAAATCTCCATGCAAAGCACGNTGGCGAGGACGCGCATCATGTAGCTCTTCCCAGCGCCGGCCGCCCCGCCGTACAGGATTTCCTGTGCCGGCGACATGAGGGCCCGCTGCTGTTTTTGGTAGAGCTTGAACTCGACGGCCATGTCATTTCACGTGTGCGTCTGGGTCTCTGGGGGCCCAGATATCGGGCTCCTGCTTGGCAGGATCTGCGAATGGTTTGCCGAATAGCCTGACGGCGTGATACCACAGTTCTGCCCGTGGCCCCCACATGCCGTCCTCCTTGCATACCCTGCGAAAAATCAGGTCGATCGTCGGCCTGGCGGATTGCTGCAGCAGGCCGAGTCGCAGTAACTGGTACCCCGCGTCATGGCCCAACGACGCGCGCATCGTGTCTGACGTGTCGATGGTCGGCCCGCTCGCCCCGTCCCACGCGTACCCGGC